AGATTGCATCTGCAAGTTTTGAACTAAATAAAATTAGATTTTAACATATTTAATGGCGAATTTTGAACTTATAATTACGAAACCAAATAACAGATGTATAGAACTCAGATTGATAAAGTAACCCTACCTGCTGCGGAATAATGGTAAAGGTAGTATAGGTCAAGAAACGGGCAAAAAAAGCAATCTGACAGAAGCCGCAACTGTAAATAGCGGCATTTTTTTGATTAAAATTAAATTGATATGAAAAAGCAAAACACATATTGGTATGACCACCACAACCTTCAAATAATACCGTACAAAGAAAGAGTCGGTTTAATGTCTCGCATGATTATAGGGAGTCTTGTTACCGCAGTATTTATCTCTTGGTTCTTCGCTTTTCATAGCGACAAGATTTTTGCAACAAAGAAAGCACAGCAACAAGTTAAGGATAGTGTTACAACAGAAGGGAACTTTCAAAAAGAGGCGAGAATGTACAAGGGAACAACTAAATAGGAATAATAAATAACAATCAAATAAAATGTCAACAGAAGTAACAACAAAATCAAAAAACGCTGAAATAGCACAACAGTTAAACAATAAGGTTTTCTCTGTATTGGGCGAAAAAGCGTTCACAGGGTTCGAGAGAGCCTATCAAGTAGCAGTAGCGGTTCACGAACTAAAAACCTTGCTTTCAGCCGAATTTATGAAACCCATAATGTTTCTGCAAGGGAACAAGCTAGGGTTCAAATCAGACAAAGATAAGACAGGTGGTTATGCAGAAGACATAGTTAAAAATTGCCTTATTGAAGCAGTTCTTATGGGCTTGCAGCCAAGCGGCAATCAGTTTAATATCATTGCGGGAAACACCTACGTTACTAAAGAGGGCATGGGTGAACTACTTAAACAAGTTAAAGGATTGAACTATTCTATAATTCCTCAAGTACCCGTTGTTAATGATGCAAAATCGGGGGCAGTAGTAGATATGCACATAAAATGGTCGCATGAGAATATCCACGATGAAGAAGTGATGCCCGTATCTGTAAAAATGGATGCTTATACGTCCACAGACGCAGTAATAGGCAAAGCGACTAGGAAAGCTAGGGCTTGGTTGTTCTATAAGGTTACAGGGCAAGAAATACCTGAAGGAGAGGCAACCGAATACGATGCCAAAGTTATCAGCACAATAATAAACACTCCCGTTCAATCCAAAGAGGAAATCGAAGCAGATAGGACACTTGCGGTTATCAACTCATGCACCACAGAAAAAGCACTATTGGCTATCTTTGACCAACTCGATGCCAAGTACCACAAAGCGTATCAACAAAGAATGACAGAAGTTAGAAAGGCTAACCCCGTAGATAAACTATTGTAATGAAAGCCGAAGATTTAAAAATAAGATGCAGTTCCCTTAATGATATTATGTCGGGAGTGGCAAAAGGATGGACAGTTGCCGACAGTCTTACCTGTAAGCAAAAACTAATCTTTTTATGGAGAGAAGCAAGGTATAAGAGAAGCCCTAGATTAAAAAACAAATGGGTTTCACACGGGATTGAGAATGAAAATGCCGCTTTAACGCTATATTCAGTAGTCAAAGGTGTAATATGTCACAAGAATGAAGAAAGGCTGTCTAATGACTTTATAACAGGTGAAGTTGATAGTTATATTGGCAAAGATATATTAAATGCAAAACGTGTTATAGATACTAAGGCATCCTATTCGTTAGATACTTTCCCGACTGCTTTCTCAAAGATAAATCCCGACTATGCTGACCAAGTTCAAGGTTACTGTTGGTTGACGGGAGCAGATGATGCCGTTATTGCATCCTGCCTAGCTAATCATACACAAGATGATATTCAGCAGCAGAAAAACAAACTGAGGTACAAGTACAATTTTATAGATATTGAACCACAGGAGTACATAGATGAATGTTTGGAAATTGAGCGAAACTGTATTTTTGATATGGAATTATTTAGGAAAGTAAACCCATATTGTGAACTTTACCACAGACTTTCAAAAGAATATATGGGCGAAAATCCTATATGGGAGTTTGATATCCCCGCAGAAGAAAGAGTGTTGGAGCAAATTGTAAAACGTGATGAAGTACGAATTGAACAGTTTAAAACTCGTATTATAGAATGCCATGAATTTATAAAAGAAAACCCTACAATATTTTTAGGTCAAAACGATTAATTTCGACCGATGAAAAACTACACAATTGAAGACTACCAAAGGTCAGTAAAATTAAAGATAAACAAACTCCACTTGTTTATTGCGGATATAGATATAAGTCTTAGGCTTATAAAATTACAGTCAGCACCACTACACAACCATCCTGTAACTATTTCAATAGAAATAGAACTAGAGGAAAGTCGAAGACACCTCAAAGCCTATCTTGAAATTTTAATCAAGTTGTACAATACCAATCTGAACTAATTAAATTGAAATAGTTAAATAAAAATAAAATTTGTAAAATTAACAAAATATAGTATATTTGTATCTTAATCAACGCTAACATGGAAAATATCTATAATCTTTCCCCGTCATTAATAAGTGCCTTAATTAGCGTTGAGCCTTATCTATGTGCGGGGAATTTATTTTAGTAAACATGGCAAAAAATATTATTTTTACAGACGAGTATGGTAACTATCAATTAGAGGCTTACATAAATGAAAAAGCAGAACTCTACATAGGAATAGAGGCTACTGACAATAATGGATACGAGTATTGTTGCTTATCACTCAAAAGAGATGAAGCAATAGAACTTGTAGAGTATTTACAATCCATAATTGATGAATTGCTATGAAAGACCCTGCATTTTTATTTTATAGTGGGGATTTTTTTACGGGAGTTTCTACAATGAGTTTTGAAGACAGGGGAAAGTTTATAACGATTCTATGTCTTATGCACCAAAAGGGGAGAATGGACGAAGAAACCATTAGGTTCTTGGTAGGTTCTGTTTCGGATAACCTTAAAAGTAAATTTTTGACCGATGAAAAAAGTTTATGGTACAATGAAAGATTAGAATTTGAAATAGAAAAAAGAAGGTTATTTACGGAGAGCCGCAGAAACAATGGCAGTTTAGGTGGTAGACCTAAGAAAGAAGAAGAACCTAAACTTAACCTAGAAGAAACCGATAGGTTATTAGTAGCTAAACCTAACGATAACCTAATGGAGAATGAAAATAGAATTGAAAATATAGATAAAAACAAAGGTGTCAAACCAAAAAAAGAATTGCCTACTCTTGATGAATTTTTAGATTACGCAAAGACGCTTGAAATTTATAAACCCGAACTTGATTACAGTATTAAAGCTAAATACAAAACATGGGTTGATGCAAAATGGCATGATGGCAATGGTAAGGAAATAAAGATTTGGAAAAACACACTAGCTAACACGTTACCGTTTTTAAAACCTATTAATAATTCAACCACATTATTTAACCAACAATCAATTAAATCAACCGTAAAAGATATATGAGCATAGATGGGAAAATACCGCCAAATGCAAAAGATGCTGAGGAAGTTGTCGTGGGAGCAATTTTGCTTGAACCAAAAGCAATAGAACAGGTTATTGATTATATAGACCATACATCGTTTTATTATCCGCAAAATTCACTTGTTTTTAAAGCCGCTTACGAACTTTATACGCAAGGGAGGGCTATTGATATGGTCACAGTAATAAACGAACTGCGTAGGACGGGAGAATTAGAGCAAGTTGGTGGGGCAGTTTACATATCGGGACTTACTAGCCGACTAGGTTCTTCTGCCCATATTATACATCATGCGATGATAATAAAAGAAAAGGCTGTTGCAAGGAAACTTATTTCCACATTCTCAAAAGAATTGACCAAACTTTATGACGATTTTTCTGACCCATTAGAAGTGATTGAAAAAACTTCTAGCGAATTGCAGTCAATGATTTCGCACAAGGGAGGCAGAATTGATATGGCAAACGTATTCACCAAAACCATGCAAGCCATAACAGATGCAGTTGATAATAAAACGGGCATAAGTGGAGTTACTACGGGGTTGCCTAGTGTAGATAAATTTATTGGGGGCTTCTCAAAGGGTGATTTAATAGTTGTTGGTGGACTTTCGGGAACATTCAAGACCGCACTTACTCTTTTCAGTATGCGTAAACTATCTGAGCAAAAAATACCTGTCCATATGTTCGAGATGGAAATGTCGGAACACCAAATGGGTATGAGAATAATTTCACAGAAAACAGGAATCCCCGTTCAGAATATACGCAATGGCAACCTTTCGCCAATAGAAATACAGGCAATATCTAATATTGGTAATTGGTTTGAGAACCCGTACTTCACAGTTGACTTTTATAGTAACCATACAATACTTGGGATAGTCCTTTTAATAAACAAATTAGTAAGCGAAAAGGGCGTTAGGGTAGTTGCTATTGATTATCTTGGACTGTGCGACCTATCTGTAAAGGAATATGGGACACAAGAGCAAGCCATAGATGCAGCAGTTAAGAAACTAAAAAAGTGTGCAAAGGATAATCAGATAACAATAATATTATTAGTTCAGATTAACCGTGAAGGAGCAAAGGAGTATCTCAGTCCACCTAAAGCCTCACAAATTAAGGGAAGTGGCTCAATCGAAGCACATTCTGACCTTGTTTTGCTCACTTGGAATCCAAGTTACATTCAAGAGGGATTTGAATATGAAAAGAGCAACGGTGAAAGATTTAATACCACAGGTTATTTAGGTTTAAATTGGGTAAAAAATAGACAGGGAGATAGAGGGCTTCAATGGATAAGAGCATTTGCCCCCACAAATAATTTTGCTGACCTAGATGATATAGGAGAACAACTTTCAGACACACCACTTAAACCAAATATAGAAGAATTTTAATTATGACAAACACATTAGAAATAATACTAAACAACCGCCTTCAAGAATTATTGGACGAAAGTAACGCTATACTTAAAAGTCTAAAACATGAGCAAATTTCAGCAGTAGTGTTCAAGCAAAAATCTAAGCGATTGAGTAAAAATGATTGGGTAACAACGGAACTTATCGGTATTTTAAAACAGCACTACGAACAAAATAATACTAAATTTGTAATTCCTAGAACTGTTGATATAGAAGACATACAGGAAATTGTTTCACGCTCACTAAAAATACCTGTAAGTGTTATTTGTGGGGAGTCTAGGGACATTAATATAGTTAGAGCAAGGCACATTGCAATATATCTAATATTTAAAGATTTTGAAGATGTGGGATTAAAAGCAATAGGAATGGCTATGGGTGGCAAACACCATTCTACAATAATTCACGCAAAAAATAAAGTACAGCAATCACTAGACAATCAACTAAACAATAAACAATTACATACAGAATATTATCTTTGCTTTACTGCCTTGCAAAAGTTAAAACACAACCAATAACAAAACACATATTAACACCATGAGAAAGCGTAAATTAAATAAACCAAAGTTTACTCTTGAAGCATCAAGTCACACATTTGATGGGACAAAAGAACCGTACAAAGTTGAAGTACTATTAACAGGGGTAACTAAAAAATTAGATTTTGCCACAATTTTTGAATCTAAAGATTTGGCAAACGCTTCCCCACTTACAGAATATCTAAAATGAAACAAGTAAATTTATTTGGACAAGAGTTTGCTCCAAATCAAGATGAGCAAAAGTATTCATTAAAGATTGAAGCACCTATTTATGAGCCTAAAAACGCAAAACCACATTTAATGGAACTTTGCGACAAAAGTAAAACTGATAGATTGATGAGGGAAATTGATTTGTCAAACTTACCTATTGAAGAAAAGAACTTTCTAATGGATGCTGCAAGAAGACACAATGTTTTTAACTATGAGAAAATTGCCGATTACTATGCTCACGCTACATCTGAAATGCAACAATTGATGGAGCGAAGCGGATTGGTAATTATAGATTTTGAAAAGGCAATACAATATGGCTATGTGAAACTATGTGATGAAATTAGAAATCAATACCTTACTGAATATGGAGAATAAAGATTTTGCAGTATTTATACTGACACATGGAAGACCCGATAATGTATTGACATATAAAACATTATTAAAATGCGGATATAAAGGCAAAGTTTATTTCGTAATTGATAATGAAGATAAATGTATTGAACAATATCAACAGAACTTTGGGGTTGAAAATGTAATGGTATTTGATAAAAAAGCGATGGCTGATAAAACAGATGAAGCTAATAATTTTGATAATAGAAATGTTATTGTTCACGCAAGAAATTACTGTTTTGAATTAGCGGAGCAATTAGGATATAAATACTTTATTCAACTTGATGATGATTACTACGAATTTATTTATAAGTATAGCGATACAAAAGGGCTAGTTTTATCTAAAGATATAAATAAGATTTTTGATTTAATGTTTGCTTTTTATAAAAGCACTTCTGCTTTATCAATTTGCTTTGCTCAAACAGGAGATTTTATCGGAGGTGTTGATAATGGAAAAGGCGTTTATAGATTTGCAAAAAGAAAATGCATGAACTCATTTTTCTGCTCAACTGAAAGACCTTTTAGGTTTATTGGGTCAATTAATGAAGATGTAAATACCTATACGACACTTGCAGGAATGGGGGGACTTTTTTTAACGATACCTGTATTTGCAATAAATCAAAAAGATAGCCAAACGCAAAAAAGTGGCATGAGTGATATTTACAAGCTACAAGGAACTTATATAAAATCATTTACAACCGTATTGATGCAACCAAGCAATGTAAGTATTTCAATGATGAACGCTTCTCACAAAAGAATACATCATTCAATAAAATGGATAAATACAACCCCTATGATAATTAACGAAAAGTATAAAAAATTAAAACTAAAATTTGTTATAGACAATGACTGAAAAACAAATAGCATACGAAAAAATAGTTGCACTTCTGCATGAGTCAAGACGTAACAAGATACTCTGCATTGACAACAGATACACATTGATAAACGGCAAAATTGGCTTGTACATCAAGATAGGCAATATACAAAAATCCGACTTTGATAAACTGCAATATGAAAGATTGATTGAGGTTCATCAAAAAGGGTTTCGTGCCACCGCTTATAGAATTGCATATTCTCCCTACCTCAAATATATGAATCAAAAAAAAGCAATGAAGTATAAAATTAAAACCGTTGAAACGCCTGTTATAAAAGAAGCACCACCTTTTTCTTTTAAAAATCTTATTGCACTTAGCGAAAATAAGCTATAAAAAAAGCCCCTTTCGAGGCTTAGATATTTTAGTAGGTACTTAATTACGCTTGAGATTCTTCTGAATCAGTAATGCAGAAATTGTAAATAAGCGTAATATTTGGCCAGTATGCCGTGTTTAAGTCAGGAAAAAACGCTACATCGCACTTGTAAAAATCAACACTTGCTTCCTTTTGGTCAATTTCATCAAACTCTTTTTTGATGTCAGCATCTATCAATTGAAACTTTGTAACGTATTCATCCATTTTAGCCTTGTGTGCTGCAACTTCTTCCTCTGTGTAGGAACTTGTGTCGGTTGCCTTTAATGATTCAAACTCAGCAATGATTTTAGCGTTCTCAGCATTATCCTTTGTGAATGCATCAATAACATTGTTTTTTAATGTATTCAATTCTACTATAATGGGTTTCAGTTTCCCAAAATTCTTTGTCAGCATATAAGAAAAACGCATTTGGCAGATGCCAAGCCCGAAGTCACCTTTTGCTTTCATTTCTGCGGTGATTTTTTGATTGATTTGTGGGTTTAATAGTGCTGAACAGATGTCGTTCAACAGATAAGCCTCTAAGTAAGTAATTTTTGATTCTGCCATAATATTTATTTGTTTAATTATTGGCAAAATTAAAGAAAAAACCTTAAACTTGTTCCTTGTATTTAATAAGTTTTTGTTTTAATTCTATATAGTCGGGAGAGTTTAATAAAGCTAATATTTGCCTATTACGCCTATCTTGGTTATCTATATGGCTATCTAGCCGAATTGTTATATTATCAAGTTTTTTAGAAAATTTTGCCTTAAACTCATTAAATTCTTCACGGCTTACAATTTCGATTTCCATTCCTCAAATTCTTTTTTTAGACTTGTTAGTTCTGATTTAAGCACTGATAATTCGGAATGATTTTCATTTATATAATCTCGAACTTTTTCGTTATTTTCAGTCATTTTTTTCATATCATTTTCTATATAACCAAGTCTGTTGGACATAATTTGCTGACCCGAATTTAAGTCATGCAGTAAATCTTTTATTGCAGTCCATTTTGTAAACAGGTAGGCAATAAATATTATCATTAACCCCAAAACCCATTTAATAATATCAATCCATTGTTGTAAATCCATTTTGCAAATTTAATTTGTTGTTTTTGTTATAATGCTATATCTATCACACACCTTGACCAATTTTGGGCTTCCGGTATAACTTACTATTCTTATTGGTGCTGCTGCCTTTCTTGGCAACAACGCCCTTACGCTTAATCGTTTTCTTGTTAAGTTTTTTCGGTGCAATGTTTCCTGTCTTAGCCATTATTTATTTAGTATTTCGTTTATTTTTTTCGCTACAACTTCATCTGTCCACTGACCAATTTTATCGTAGTCTAATTCGTCCCACAAAACTATTAAGGGATAATCATATTCTTGTTGATTGTTAGCAATAAGGTTAAATTTTGCAGTAATAGTTTTATTAACGGGGTTATCGGTAATTGTTGGTGCGGTATATCCTATTGCTATAACGCTTATTTCGGGTTGTATAATTATTTTAATATTCATTTTATTTTATTTGATAATAATTTGTACCATCTGATTGAATCCATACACTACTTGCTGCTGTTACAGTTGTAGATGTTACTCCTGTTGTTAATGTATTATAAGCTACCGATGTTGTTAATGCTGTAGCATTTCTGTTTACTAAAACATAAATTCTTCCTGTACAAGTTGATGCAGCAGGTAGTGTTGCTGTTAAACTAGTACCATCAAAAACAACTGTAAAATCTGTTATTGCTAATGTATAACTACCTGATTTAAGTGCTATACCTGCTGCAAAACTACCTGTTGTTTGAAGCATACTTGTAGCAGCACTATTGGCATTTGATAATGCAGAAACTTTAAAGCCTACATCATCTAATCTTGTTGAGGCAACTGTAGCTGCTCCTGATATATTAGCTACATTTACTATAATTCCATTATTTGTTGATATATATATAGCTTTAGCACTCCCTTGATTATTATATAATAATAAAGCATCTGTTGATGTTAAACTTGTATTACCACTAAAAATATTACTTGCATATGAACTACCATACCTAAACAATGCTCCATAGTTTGTACTTGTTTGTCCTAACCACAGTCCTACTATTGCACTTGTAGTATTATTACTAAACCAAGCCCCTGTTGTTGTAGAATTAGGAACGGTAGCACCATTACCAACATTTAATCTCATATTGGTATTATCCCAAAGAAAGTTTGCACTATCTAGCAACATCCCACTAGTAGTTACATAAGGTATTCTACCACTTGTTAAAACAGCAGCAGAAGCAGCTAATGTAGCAGTAGCTACGGGTGGTAACGTATATGTACCACTTATTTGTTGTGTAAAAGAAGTATTAAATGCTCCTGTTGTAGTTAAATTACCTGCAAGAGTTATAGTCTTTCCTGTATTTGCAACACCTGTCCCTCCATATTGTCCTGCTATGACTGTACCATTCCAAGTACCTGTACCAATAGTTCCTAATGTAGTAATGGTAGCTTGTCCTACATAAGAAGTTGAAATATCTACTGTCGGAATAGCAGCAGTTCCTGCAATAGTTATTCTACTAGCTGTTCCTGTTATACTAGTTACAACACCACTACCTTTACCATTAAAAGTATTCCAATCTGTAGAAGATAAGTACCCACTAGTAGAAGTAGTAGCTTGTGCTATACTTATAGCATTAGCCGTTATACTTAAAGGGCTATTAGCACTAGTAATTCTATTTGTATAGGCAGTATCCCAATTAGTTTGAGATGTATTAGTAGGTAAAGAATAACCTACTGTAAAACTAAATACTCCTGTTGTATTTGTATAAGTTAATCCTGTTGCACTTGAACTTAAAGAAGTTAATAAAGCTACTGTACCTGTTGCATCAGGGAATGTATAAGACCTTGCAACAGTATTACTAGAAGTAATAAACTTGCTTAAATATAAATTACCATTTTGCCAACTTAAATCTCCAAGACTATCTGCAAATAAAGATACTTCATTAGCCGATGCCGTTGCACTTGCTGATTGATGCTTTAATCCTAAATAACCATTACCTGCTGTTCCTTTAGCGTGTAAAGATTGAGCATTTAATTTAAACGCACCTAAATCAACACCAGCAGTAGCACCTGTGTATGGAACATATCCTGTTAAAGAAGGGAATGTAGTTAAATCACCTGCTCCGTTAATGTATTGAAGATTAGTTCCTGCAAAAGCAAAAGCCAAAGTTCCGTTAGTAATAATTGGCGAACCTGTAATCCCTAATGAATTTCCTGTAATTGATGCAGCTACACTTGTTACAGTACCACCCGCACTCGCAGATGAAAGTATGCCACCCGCAGATAACGAAAGTCCCGCCCCCAAAGTTATAAGTTGTGCGATACCCGTGCCACTTGAATATCGCCCTAAAATGGTTTGATAGGTCAGCCCTGTTATATCACCGTAAAAATGGGTATGTGGACACGCAGGGTAGCAAGTTACGCCTTGGTTATTGCTAGGGAATTGAGCATTAAATGGAGTTACATCGGGACACCCTAACTCTTGCGAACTAGGAAATTGTACACCAAAAGGAACAACATTCTCGCAGTTTTCTTGGGCTATATTTGGGAAATTTATTTTTGCCATTATGCTAACAACTGCAATTAGCCATAGCTTTTGCAGCCTCTACTACTGTTACAAATTCTTCTTGTGTAAGAAAATTATCTAGCCCTGTCGTAGAACCATCTGAATACTGCTGCCAATCTGATATAACTCTATAAAATCCTCTAAGTATAACCGATTTTTGAAGATTATCACACGGGTCTAGCATATATAAATTGGCATTTGCATACCTGCCAATATACACTCCAAAAGCCGTCTGCACTCCTGCTTTTATGCAGGTCAATTGAGCATCGGTATATATTATGTTAGCACTTGCATCCGCACCCATTGCTGTTACAAATTAAGGTTAAATATTCTACACACGATTGAGCCAATGAAGGTTCTGATGACCCTATATTTCCGTCAATTCCATCTAATAAGGTATTTTTTACCACTGCATTCCAAACAGTTTCTTTAAAACAATTTGAAGTGCATGAGCCAATTGCCCTTGCAACTGCAACATAAGATTGAGCAGTACATTTTGCTACCCCATTTTCTGCTGATACATAAGTAGCACTCCAATAGCCCGTATAGCAACCACTATTTGTTGTTGTAGTTCCTGTAAATGGACTAGATAAAGTAAATGTATATAAACCTCCGTTCCATGAACCTGCTACTATTTGATAAGCCACCCCTAAAAGTTCTATAACGGTTATGTCCGTCCATGTAGGGATACCTGTTAGTATTATTGTTGACGAACCATTTGTAAATGTTACATCTATTCCTCCAAATCCATAGTCTTCCACATAAACATTGTAGGTCAGTTTATAGACACCATCGGTCAGTGCCTCTACACTTGTGCTTTGACCTGTTTCGATAGAGGTCATAGACCAATAGTTTGATAAAGACGGATTGGCAAAGTTTATCGCAGTCGGTGTTGTTCCGCTTGTAATATCAACTTCGCCAACCGTTGAACCACTTATTAATTGTGGCAGTATCGTGCATTTTATAACATCGGTATAAGCCGCATTTGGACTTCCATACCCACCAAGATTGCTAGTGGCATTGTACGCCCCCGTAGCATCCCGCAAATACAGATAAAACTGATTCACGGACTGCCCGTTGACCCCTACATTGAGGTCTTTAGTTATTGATGGGATTAGTGACATTGTTAGGCTGTTCTTGTTACTGTATATACTGCGGTAGATGAGAATACTAATGTGTATCTTGCTATTCCTGTTTGCCCAAATACTACTGTAAGCCTACCTGAACTTGCTGCATTTGTTACTGCTAAATCTGATAGAACCGCATTTAGTCCAACAGCCATTGTTACGTTTCCGCTATTGGCTGAATTGTCGATATATAGTTCTATTACTTGACCTGCTGTTGCACCTATATCAGCTTTCAAAGTTGTTGGGAATGTAAGTGTTACTGCTCCCGATAGTGCTGTTACTGTAAAATACCCACTAACAATACCTGCTGCGGAAAGGGTTGTTGATATCGCAACTGCGGTTGCAGTATGTCTTTGCAAGATAGCTTGCCCAATTGCTATGCCCGCACCTGTAGCTTGTTCGTCAATTGCATTAGTGAACAACCCGCCTGTTGAAGAACTAAAGCCACCACGCAAAGTTCCTGCAACTGAAAATCCGATTTGTGTAGCAGATACTTTATACATACCTGTATTTGTAGCCCCTGTAAAACTATACGAGGGTGTACCTACTAGCCCGCTTGAGTTTGCTATGCCCGCAGATGTTGTCAATGCTCCTGTAAGAGTTGTTGCTCCCGTTACTGCTAACGTTGAACTCATAGCAACTGCTCCTGTTAAAGTGCTTGTTCCCGAAACAATTAGATTCGTAAAAGTTCCTGATGAATTGTTAACGCTTGCAATAACCGCTTGTGCTAATGAAAACAAAGGTTTATTGGTAATTGCATCGGGTTTTGTAGTGTTGTTAGCAAAAAACTGCTGAACATTTGTTAATTGTGCTAAAATTTGTGCTTGTGTCATTGTAGTAATTAATTAATTTTTTTTTATGTTTTTTGTTGATTGATTTGTGAAATTTGTAATTGTGTGCCGTCACGGGCTTCTTGCGATGCTAATTGTATAGCCTCTTGTATAATATAATCTTCTAAATTTGAATCAATGTCTATATTTGCTGCACTTGCAACGTCAATATCATCGGGGTTTTTGTAATAATTTAACGTGCATTCAGTTACTGTTGCCGGGTAAAAATGTATAGAGTCTCCTACAAGTTCGTATTCGGGATACCTCTCATTTGGATTTACCAAACTTGATTCTTTTCTTAGTGGGTCTTCTGTGGCAAAATTATAATATGTGTTGCCGTCTGCGGTATATTTTGCCTTTACCAAGTAAAACTGATTTGGCTGATTAGTCATAGCAGAAAACAATAATACTCCTGCCGTTGGTGTCTTTACTTCGTCCCTTACATTGAGGTATCTAAGTTCAAACAAGTTTCTTTTTCCTCTACCATTTTCTTCTAAATACCTTTTAACAGCTTGCCTATAAGCCTGTGACATCAACTCGCTACCACGAATAGGGTCATTATAGATGTCGTAATCTTCATCTATTTGAGTTTTAAATCTGCTGAATAAATCTATGCCCGTACTCATTCTTGTTGTTGATTATTTTGTTGTGCCGCTAAATCTTTTTCATGCTGAGTTTGTAAAACTGCTCGTTGGTCTTGCCCTGTTTGTTTCATTTGTTCGTTTTGCAATGAACCTTGGGTATAGGTGTCTGCCACAGATTGGTCTTTTTGTGCATTTTGAGCCGCCAACTGTTGTTGAGCCTGTTGTTGCTGTTGGGCTGCTTCTGCTTTACGCTGCTCTTGTTCTGCAAGGTCTTTACGCAAAACTGCTGCTGCTTGTCTATATGAGTCAGCATCTAATACGTCCATAACTGCTGCTGCTGTTACTTGACCACTATTTGTCCACCCTAATACTGCTTGCTGCAAGAACATTTTTTTCTCTTTAGGTGTCATATCGTCAATACGAATTGAAGTGCCTATTTTTGAAAATGTAAGTTCCTTAGTATTCTTAATCATTGCCATCTGACCGTCAGAAACCAATGGGATATACTCTTGGTCTACCGACACCATGTTTATTCTTACTTGGTCGGATGCTTGTTGGGTTATACGATTAAAATGTTCATACAAAGAGTTCATCCAAAAAGCGTTACCCCTTGTATTTGCCGCAATAGTGTTTTCTTGCACTCCTTTGCCTACTGTTTCCGCTTGTAACCCTTGTGTCATAATGGATGTGGCTACTATAGTGCGAATTTCGTTTTCTACTGTCCCTAAAATATTTAGGTAGTACATTACGTTTGCTGATAGTCCCATATCTATCATATTGATACCGTTGCCTCGCATACCCTCTCTTTCTGCTCCATTGTATTCTACTATTCTTAGTTCAGCTATTTTTTGCTTCACTGAATATGTATCGGGTGTTCCCTTTGTGCTTTGCGAAGTATCAAAAGTCATAACATGACCGTAGTCCTCTGCTATATGCTGTTGAAGTTTAGAAAAAACGTTGTCCCGATATTCTTCTAGTCCTCTAATCTTTGAAACCATTGACCTAGAACGTCCGAACATCATCTGTGGGCAAACGTCAACTATTGGCAAATCGGGTATTCCTGTTAGTGAATTAATAGTCAAATTAGTCATTTCCCCCGCATTCCTCAATATCATTCCTGCTATTAAATCAGCAGTCCTAACTGTTGGGGTAAAAAAGTGTCCAATTTTTACATCATCGGGAGTAAGAAATTTTATATGTGGTGTGCCATAACTATCAGTTGTCTTTGTATATCTTGAGTCTTTGAATGAGTGCCACCAACATCTTACAATTGCTACCGAGCAGCCTTGTGTTGTTTGATTAAATACAGGGAAACCGTACATACCATTCCAATACATTTGCTGTTGGGTGTTTGTCGCTTGTGCCTGTAACCACTCTGCTTCTTCTTTTGTAAGATTATATTTTACAACAACTTCTGAAACGGGCATATATTGTATGTAACCCGTAAACTCATCATAAAGTCCCGAATCTGAATCCACTCGCCTATCTTTCATCAAGAATGGAGATGGTATTTCTTTTAATATTGGCAGTAAATGTGGGTTATCATTATCAATATGCATAGCTGCAATACCACTTATAAGCAAATGCTCTGTTTGCCTTCTAAATTGCTCTTTAAACCTATTTTTCTGTAAAACAGCTTTGGCAATAATTTCTGCTGCCTTTTCATTTTCATCAATAAATGATGAATTGGCAAATGCTTCTACTTGCTCCTTTCCCATCTGAGCAATTCTTGGTGGCAACTGCGTTTTAAACATTACGCCCATATCTGTCATTTCTTTTGCAAGCCCTCCCATATTGTATTGAAACATGATGCCGTCATAGTGCAGTGAACGACTATTGACAACATTTTCGGAAAGGCTATTGGTAGAAATTTCTATATTGTTTAAAAACTCTGATATTGCTCCAACGTGATAGTTTACGATTGAAGTAGAAATTCCCCCCGGGATGTATTGTGCGTTTGCTATCAACCCGGGCATTGGTTCACGCATCCAAGCGGTATTTTCGCCACCTTGCTCCATTTGAAACGTCCGATAGCACTTCCACATCTCTTGCCATTGACCATACCACGTATTCATCCCTGCGGTATTATAGTTACCCCAATTAGATGAAATAGATTGAACACAACGCCTGTAATAGTCTTGTGTCCAATCACCGTTAGGTACGGTCTGCAATGGCAATATGGTGTTTATAACAGCCAATCTATACTTCTTGTGGTTGGTTTATTCCTGCGTAATCTATTTTCTTTGTCAAAA